CTTTAATATCTTCTTTTTGATTAATAGATCTTGTGATAGAAGGTCTATTGTCAACATAAACTATACTTCCAGAATGAGGTTTTACTTCTGGATTTGAAATTCCTTCGTCAAAAAGTTGTCCTAGATTATATTTTCTATTATTTATAGTAGTACTGATACCGGAAAAGTTAGTATCAACTTTTAAAGAAACATTATTACTTGAACCTAAGATATTCATAGATCCTTGTGGAGTTACATTTGTTGTAAAGTTCACTTTAGACAAACCATAAGTTGAATTTTTATTTTGAGATCTATCAAAATTAAATCCAAATAAAGTTCTATCTTGCCAATATTTTAATACACCAGTTTCTTGGTTATATGACACAACTCTACCAACAGCAGTAGTTCCTGTTCCTACTTGTTGCGTTATATATGAATCGGGATCAAATATAGCAGCTCTGTAATCATTTTCATTATTAACACCCGTAAGTTTCAGTGCAGAAATTGCACTATATTTATTTCCAGTTAAAATAGAATTAGAATCATAAGATAATGGATTTAATACTAATCCAATTCTAGAAATTTCATTGCCAATAATAAAATCTGGATTTTCTAAATCATTCTCTAATCTAGAATATATTAAAACATTATATGTTCCAAGTTCTTTGTAAATATTAAAACCATGTCCTCCTTGTGGTGGAATAATAACATCGAAAGAAGGTTCAGATGTTACTAAATTACCTGTGGGAACTCCTCCAGACTTTAGATCTAGAGTTGCGTAAGTATAATTTTTTCCTCCACTAGTGACAATTACTGATTCTATTTTTGAACTATTACCTACAACCACTGTAGCTTTAGCTTCTTCTCCATCACCAACTATTGGAACATCAGTATAAACACTGTTTGCAGGACCAATTCCAGATCCTCTATTTTTGATAACTACTATTTTAATCTGCCCACTTACATCATAATTTGCATTATCTCTAACGTATGAAATATCAGGATCCGCAGTGGTTTCCCAATCTAATGGTACTGATATGTAATTTGTAGAATCATATTTGATAATATCAATTGGTTTAATAGTGTAAAGATATTTCCAAATATATCCATCAGCACTACTTCCAGCTGCCCTAGGTTCAACATCAACAAATGTAGGTTCATCTAGAGAAGGTCTCCCCAAAGGATTTTCTGGGTTAGTTCCATTATGCAAACAAATATACACTTTATAATCGCGATTTATTACATAAAAATTTGATGCATATAATGAAGTTGTATTAGATGGTTTTGAAAGATTTGTTCTACTTATATCATGTCTGTACATATCATAGGTAAAACCAGATGTCCACATGATTTTTCTTATAGACAATCTAATGTCATCTGGAGTTATTTTTTTTATTGCAAAAGTAGAATCCCAATAGTCATTTTCTTCCTCAAAATTGTCTTTGGGGGAAGGTGGAGTTGCATTCCAATTTTCATCGTACTCCGATGGATTGGGCAACCCCACAAATGAATACAAAGAATCTTCACCAGAGACTACTCTAGTTACAAAATTTTTGGCATTTGATATTCTAAATTGATCAGTTATAATCGCTGACATTTTTATAGTTTTTTATTTATTTATAGTAAGTAATCAGAGTATTTTAATGGATATGTTCTTCTGACCACAGGAGAAGAATTAATTCCAATATTTCCATTATTATTATAAACTTCAAAAGATTTTGGATCGGGTCTTTTAAATGCATTTATTTTTCCCCAACTATAATCACCAAAATAATCTCCAATTGTTGATTGTAATAAACTAGATTGCAAATTATTATGATTAAAAACTTTTGTAATTATTCTAATAGATTCTCCATCTATTGTTAGTTCTGATCCATCATCAACAATTAAAGATGAAGAATCTTCCATTGTTGTGGGTGATGGATAATTTATAATACCATTAACTGTTATTGAACCAAATATTTGTTCACCTACGGCATCTAACGAATATACTTGATAAACATTATCAATAAAAGTAGTTCCAATAGAAATTTGTTGATCACTTACAGTTAAAGAAGTCAACCCAAATCCAACGTTTGAATTTTTAATTGTAAAATAATCACCTACTGAAAGTGATGTTGTTTCTAAAGAATCCTCTAAAATACTTGATTTTTCTATATTTAAACTCAATGCTAATGCGGGTTTTGTTGTTTCTACAAATATTGGAATAACTCTTGTAACTTTTCCAAAATCTCCATAATATTTTGCATTTTGCATACGTTCAATTTTATTTTCAGTTTGAGAAATAATATCAATCTTTCCTTTAAACTTGTCGTCTAAATTTTCACCGCTTGGGTCAAAAATTGTTTTAATATTCTCAACATAAATTAATGCAGTAGTTCCCACTCCAACATTTTGTATTATATTTGTTGACGGATAAATCAAAGGTTCGTAACTTATTCTTGATTTTGATGCAGTAATATTATCGACAATTTTATCTTCAGTGGATTTGCACCACATTATTGGTCTTAGATATGTTGTGCTACTATTTACTCCAGGACCTGGATAATTATTAGTTTGTAATGTATCTACAGAAATAATATCCTTAACCAGTCTTCTATTTTGATCATAATTAAAATCATCACTTTCTATATCTACAAAATCGCCAATTTGAATAGTTTCTAAAATATCAACATCAACTACGTCAATATCTTTAGTTCCTCTATAAAATAAAATCTCACATTTATCTTCTGACCTGGGAGGTTCTGCAAATCTAATTAAACTTCCTCCATTGAAAAAATATCCACTTCCGGGATTTTGTAATATGTCATTTAAAAATACTACTAAGGTTGATTGAATATCAATAGGTGAACCTTTTGCGGTTCTAATTGACTTTTGAATTCCATTTGCTGAAATTGGAAATGTTGTTCTAACTCCATCAAAATATTTTTTAGGACTATCTAATATTTCAAATTCTCCAACAGACCAACCAGAAAAACTATCACTATAAACTTGATCAATATATATTTGAAATTCTTCAAATTGCAATGAAGTGTCAGTTGGAATACCTATTATTGAATTTTGTAATTCTGTAGGAATTGTAAGAATATCTCCTTCTTTATACCCATAACCTAAATTTTTTAATTCAAAATTTCTAACAGAACCATTATTACTAACAAAAATATCAATTATAGCACCTGTTCCAATTCCGGGTTGACTTTGATTCGAATATATTAATGGAATATTCTCGTATCCTACTGGATTATCAAATATAACTCTTGAATTTTGTTCTAAAGGATTTTGTAAATAATATTCATCGGTTATTGTCACACTAGAAACGGAACCATTAGAAATACTAGCAATTCCAATTGGATATACATTTGTTCCCGTTGTTATTATTCCTACGTAAACATCTTGTAAATTATTCCTATAACCAGATCCACCTTCTTGAACATCAATGGAAACAATAGTACTTCCTATCCCAACTACAGCAGTTCCTATAGCAGACCTTAATGGTTGATATCCAAAACCAAAACTAGACCCAACAGAAACTATACGACCACCAACAGGAAGTCCTGTGGAGTTAATATCATAATTTTCTTGATTTATTTTTGGATTTTCAATATATAAATCCGTTTTCACTGAATCATCTTCTAGTCTATAATTCCTATCAATATTAGATCTTGATGGAAATTGTATGACGTTGTTTAACAGTAATATGGGATTATCTTCTAGGATTCCAACTACATTCTCTCCATCTATCTTTAAAGTAAATGATGAAGTAACTCCTGTAAAATTATTTGATGCGTCATCAAAAATATAATTAGAAGAATAAACTTCTTCGGCACCATCTGGAACTCCTGATCGTATAAAAACTCTCCCATTAAATGTGGATCTTGTTGTTATACCAAGAACGTCAACATAAGATGGATTGTTTGGATCTGATTTAGGACTATCGCCAAAAGGAGAAGATGCAAAAGTTATTTTGTCTTCATTTATACTAAAAGAACCGGATAATTTTACAACTTTTGAACCAGCAGAATGTGCTGTTGTTGCAGTTCCCATAAATGATCTTTTTACCAACAACTTATTCAAAGATCCAAAACCAACAGACTCAACTCGCATTATTTCATCGTCAATTTTCAATAAATCTTTTACTGAAAAAAATCTTGCATTATCGCAATCTATTATACTTTCGTAAAAAGATAAATTAGTACTCAAAAAAGTTGTTGCTGATGTTGATACAATAGGAGTTTGTATAACGTTGTCTATTGTAATTAAAACTTTTTTATTTGGGGTTTTTCCCTTCAAATAATGTCCAGTGCCAATTCCCAATGATGTAAAATTAAATATAATTGGATTAGTTTTTAAAGAATTTTCCGCAGTTGCGGAAAGATGAAGAGAGGAATCATTAATTTTTACCACATAAACTTTTGATGGAAGTTTATTTGTTAATCCTATCCCTGGAACTGTAGTGTTTGCTATTCCTATAGGTTCGTGATATGAATCCAAATCATAACCATATTCCAACTCTTCTCCACTCATGAAAAAATGTGAGGGAATAAAAATACTACTATTACCAATACTTACTATGTTTGAATCTGATGCATCAAATTCTCTCTTAAATATTGGCAATGAATTATGTGTTATTGGAAAAGTATCCCTAACATAATTTTTAGTTCCAATATATTCGCTATAATTACCGGATAAAAATGCTGACATATTAGACTATGAGTGATGGGCTAGTTATGAAACGATTTGGTAATCTTAAAGTAGATTGTAACATTCTAATTTCAACATCAATATTTGGAAGAGGTTCAAATTGCAGATATACACCATCACCCAATCTTTCTGCACCAAATGATCCTAAAATATTATTAGTGTATAAAATGCCATACTCCACAAAATAACATTCATTACCATCATCAACTAATAAAATTTCAGAAACTTGATATCTATTGTTTGTAGTATCTTCTATACTTATAATGTAATATGCTCCAGCATTTTCACTAGAATAAAATGCAACATTATTTAACACGGGAGAAGGTGAAGATTCTATTGAAGATGCTTGAGAATTTACAGTAGAAGTAATTAAAAATTCAGTTCCAATTCCACTATAGTTAGAATTTGAAATAGAAATAACAGAAGATCTAGATTTTACTTCACCTAAGTAAGAATTTGGAACAAAATCAACTTTAATAACTCCATTGGAAATATAAGAGTTATAAGTCCCAAGGCCAACTTCACTATTAGATAAATTACCATATTCTAATG